CTGTTCACAAGTGACACTCTGTATGGCGTAGCCGCCTTGCGTAGTGCCGCTTCTACTGGAGCCGCTAAGTCTTCTTCTATGTTCGCTTTGGTTGTTCCTAGCTAATTGCAGTTGCGCCCCCTGCCCTAGTGGTGGGGGGACTTTTTTAACTTAATTAGGAGAAATCAAAATGGCAGCAGCAACAGCAGTAGTTTCCCGCCGTGGAAACGATCAATTTCGGGGCTTGTTCACAGACACTTGGGATGTTTCCTGTACTTTAGATAGCGGCTCAGTTGCTACTACAGCTACAGCTACAGACACAGTGACTGTCGCAGGAGTTGCTTTGGGTGACATGGTTATTGGTATGGCAATTGGTGTTAGTGAAGCTGGTTTGGTTCGCCGAGCCTATGTTTCAGCCGCAAACACTGTGACTATCGTGACCTATAACCCAACAGCAGGTTCTGTTGACTTGGCTTCAACTACATTGCAACTTATCATTGGTCGTCCTGTAGTTTAATGATGGGGGGGCTAGTCCCCCCTTTCTCACTTGAGGGGTTTTATGGCTACTTTTCGTTGTCTCCAGTCTGGTAACACCGTGACTTTCACCTTGCAACATGACATTGACTCCATGAAGGGTCATCAAGGTTATGTGAGGGTAGACGAGCCAGAAGTAACCATAGAATCTGATAATCCTGTTCGTACAGATACCGCCTTTCGTGCGCCTGTCATTCCCACAATTAAACGTATGGGTAGACCCCGAAAGGTTGTAAATGTCTGATATTGATGCCAGAGATTTTGGCAAATTAGAAGCTCAAGTCGAGGCTCTCCAGAAGGAGATGCACTTATTGAGTGCAGATGTCAAATCCCTGTTGGAACTTGCCAACAAGGGTAAAGGTGGTTTTTGGATGGGTATGACTATCGCTTCTTTCATGGGCGGTATCGTTACCTTTATTGTTGATCGTATCTGGAAATAAGGAGAACGCTATGCCTATGGTCGGAAAAAAGAAGTTTCCCTACTCTGAAAAAGGCGAGAAAGAAGCCAAAGAGTATGGCAAGAAAAAGGGTATCCCTGTAACTATCATGGTTGCTATTGGCAAGCCAAAGAAAGCTATGCCTATGCGTGGTGGTCGTACCGCTACCAACATGATGAAAAAATCTTCACGAGGTAAATAATGGCTTCTTTAACCGACCCAATCACACTCCTGAGCGCAGTTGGCGCTACTGGTGCTTCTAAGGCTGTTCAGGCTGATGCTGGTCAACCAGCGTTCTTGCAAGTTTCAGGCATTACTACTGCTACCGTGGCTTTCCAAGGCAGTCTTGATGGAACTAACTGGTCAACCATTGGCACTGCTTTGACTGCTAACGGTATCGTCACCATCCAAAACGCACCCAAGTATTTGCGAGCAAACGTAACTGCTTGGACTTCAGGCTCAATCACTGCCAAAGTCCTGTACTAAGGAGAAACCCTATGAAGATGACTAAATCTGCTAAAAAAGTCAAGAAGGTCATGGGCGAGTACAAGGAAGGTGCTTTGCACTCTGGCAAGGGTGGCCCTGTGGTTAAGAGCCAAAAACAGGCTATTGCTATTGCTTTGAGTGAGGCTGGCAAGGCCAAACCCAAGAAGAAGATGAAATGAAGCAGGGACTTTATTCAAACATTCGGGCCAAACAAGCTCGTATCAAGGCTGGTTCTGGCGAGAAGATGAACAAGGTGGGGTCTAAAGCCGCACCTACAGCCGCTGACTTCAAACAGGCGGCTAAGACTGCAAAGAAGCCTAAAAAGGTGAAGTAAATGAAAACTCCAACTTGGCAAACAAAAGCTGGTCAGAATCCAAAAGGCGGCTTGAATGCCAAGGGCAGAGCCTCTTATAATGCGTCAACTGGTGGCAATTTGAAGCCTCCAGTAAAGTCGGGGGATAATCCCCGCAGAGCAAGTTTCTTGGCTCGTATGGCTGGCAATGATGGCCCTGAATACGACAAGAAAGGTGAACCGACAAGACTGCTTCTTTCGCTAAAGGCTTGGGGTGCTAACTCCAAAGCTGACGCAAAGGCAAAAGCTCAAGCTATATCCGCAAGGAACAAAGCAAAGGCGAAAAGCAGATGACATACTTAGAACTTGTAAACGATGTCCTTGTAAGGTTGCGTGAAACAACTGTTTCCACCGTTGCAGAAACATCGTATTCATCCCTGATTGGCAAGTTTGTCAATGATGCAAAGCGTCAGATTGAAGATGCTTATGCTTGGAATGTGCTTGGCACAACCATTACCCTGTCAACAACATCAGGCACATACTCTTATGCCCTGACTGGTTCAGGTCAAAAATTCCAAGTCCTTGATGTACTGAACGTAACTAGCAACCTCCGCATGAAGAATGTGGACTTTGCTACGATGAATCGCTATCAGAACTTCTCAACTCCTGTGAACGGTATTCCAGCCTATTACGCCTTTGATGGCGTTGATGGTAGCTATGACACCAAGGTCACTCTCTATCCTCGTCCTGATGGCGTGTATAGCATTCCATTTAGCCTGACAGTGCCACAAGCCACTTTGTCTAGTGACTCGACTGTTGTAGCCGTTCCTGACGTTTTGGTTGTTCAGAATGCTTATGCTCGTGCATTGGTTGAACGTGGTGAAGATGGTGGTTTGTCATCATCTGAGGCTTACTCCTTGTACAAAGCCATGCTGTCTGACTACATTGCTTTGGAAAGCACTCGTTACCCTGAGAATCAGGAGTTTGTTGCCGTATGAGCCAAGCAATTCAAACATTCAGCATCTCAGCCCCAGGTTTTTATGGGTTGAACACGCAAGACTCTCCTCTTGATCTTGCGGCTGGATATGCCTTGGTTGCAACCAACTGCATCATTGACCAGTATGGACGTATTGGTTCACGCAAGGGTTGGGCTAGAGTTAATTCTTCTTCTGGAAACCTTGGCGCAAATGACGTTAAGGTTATCCATGAATTGGTTGTGGCTGATGGTACATACACTGTATTGTTTGCTGGAAACAACAAGTTGTTTAAGTTAGATGGGTCTAATGCTGTTACTGAGTTGACCTATGGTGGTGGTGGTACTGCCCCTACCATTACTGCAAGCAACTGGCAATGTGCTTCCTTGAATGGCATCACATACTTCTTTCAGTCTGGTCACAATCCACTGATCTATGACCCTGCTGTAAGTACCACAACCTATCGTAGAGTGTCAGAGAAGACTGGTTATCAAGCCACTGTTCCTGATGCCGATATTTGTATTTCAGCATTTGGTCGTTTGTGGGCCGCAACAACAACTGCAAACAACGCTACCGTTTACTTCAGTGACCTTATTTCAGGCCATGTGTGGTCTACTGGTACGGCTGGCTCATTGAACGTCAACAATGTGTGGGTGAATGGTGCTGACCAGATCACTGGTTTAGCGGCTCATAACGGATTTTTGTTCATCTTTGGCAAGCGTCAAATCTTGGTATATCAGGGTGCTACTTCTCCTTCTACTATGTCATTAAGTGACACTGTTGAGGGTATTGGTTGCATTGCTAGAGACAGTATCCAAACGACTAGCACTGATGTGTTGTTCTTATCCAACTCTGGTGTCAGATCGTTGATGAGGACTATCCAAGAAAAGTCTGCTCCAGAACGTGACTTGTCTAAGAATATCCGCAATGACTTGATGTCTGTGATTGCTGGTGAGACATTGACTAACGTAAAGTCAGTGTATTCAGAGCGTGAGGCTTTTTACCTGTTGACAACACCTAGCATTGATGCTGTTTGGTGCTTTGATACAAAATCTTATCTTCCTGATGGCGCGGCTAGGGTAACAACTTGGGACTCTATTGCTCCAAAGTCTTTCTTGTCTCGTAGAGATGGTACTTTATACATTGGAAAAAATGGCTATGTTGGTTTGTATAGCACTTACCAAGATTACCAAACAGCATATCGGATGCTGTATTACACAAACCATGCTGACCTTGGAAATCAGAATCAAACTTCAATTCTGAAGAAGTTGTCCATTGTTGTGATTGGTGGCACTAATCAGACTGTTACGTTCAAGTGGGGGTTTGATTTCAAGACAAACTACTTATCTGACAATGACACTATCCCTACTCAAGGTGAGTCTTACTATGGTATTGCTGAGTATGGTGCTAATGCCACTACTCTTGCTTACTATACAGATGGCGTAGCTTTGCAGACGCTTGTTGTATCTGCCACAGGCACAGGTAAGGTTGTTCAGACAGGATATGAATCAGACATCAATGGAACGTCATTGTCTATTCAGAAGATTGAGATTCAGGCCAAACAAGGCAAGATAAGTTAAAGGAAGACCATGACAGACTACACCAAGAGTACGAATTTCGCCACTAAAGACAATCTGTCTTCTGGCAATCCTTTGAAGATTGTCAAAGGTACTGAGATTGACACTGAGTTCAACAATATTCAAACTGCTATTGCAACCAAGGCAGATTTGGCAAGTCCAACATTTACTGGTTCTCCAGTATTGCCAACTGGTACTACTGGAGTAACTCAATCATCATCTGATGACACTACAAAACTGGCTACAACTGCTTTTGTGCAAGATGTGGCTGATGTAGTTAAGTCTGCTTTATTCCCTGTTGGCGCAATTTACACGGCAACTGTTTCAACTAATCCAGCTACTTTGCTTGGATTTGGTACTTGGACTGCATTTGGTGCTGGTCGTGTTCTTATTGGTAATGGTGGTGGTTTTAGTGCTGGAGCTACTGGTGGTAGTGCAGATGCAGTTGTTGTAAGTCATACACATACTGGAACAACTAATTCATCAAATCCAACTGCAAATGGAAGATTAGATGGAAATACTTTAGGCGGTGGAACCCCATCAAGTTATCCAATATCAACAACTACAACAATAGGATCACCAGTTCCTTGGAATCCTTTGAATGCACATACGCACACATTTACAACAGATTCATCTGGTGTATCTGGAACAAATGCCAACTTGCCTCCATACATTGTTGTGTATATGTGGCAGAGAACAGCATGATTATGCAAGACCCAGAATTCCGTATTACTCATCACTTCAGTGATGGCCTATACGCCAAAGAGTCATTCTTTACGGCTGGTATGGCAATCATGAAGCATACTCATAGCTTTAGTCATCTGTCTATCTTGGCTCATGGCAAGGTTGCTGTATTGCGTGGTACTGAGATTGACATTGTTTCTGCACCAGCTTGTATTGAGATTGAGGCTGGTGTTACTCATGGTGTAAAAGCCATTACTGATTGTGTTTGGTTTTGTATTCATGCCACAGACGAGAAAGACCCGTCTAAAGTGGATGAGATTTTGATTAAAGGGGATTGATATGCCATTTATTGTTGCTGGCGCTAGTTTACTTGGTGGGTTTATGCAGGGTAAGTCTTCTGAACGAGCTGCACGAACACAAGCAAATGCTCAGATGGAGGCGGCTCGATTAGCGGCTGAAGAAGCTCGCTTTCGACCTGTAGGCGTTACCACACGATTTGGTAGCTCTCAGTTCCAAACTGACCCTTCTGGTCGTCTTTCTGGCGCTTCTTATGAGTTGAGTCCAGAACTCAAAGCCTATCAAGATAGATTCAGGGCTTTGTCTGGTGGTGCATTGTCAGATGCTGAACGTGCTAGAAGCCAATATGCCCCTTTGACTGGTGCAGCTAGTAGCTTATATGGTCTTGGAGAGCAGTATCTCGCTGAAAGTCCTGAACAGGTTGCGGCTAAATACATGGCTCGTCAACAAGACTTGCTTGCTCCTAGCCGTGAGCGTCAGATGGCTCAACTGCAAAACCAGTTGTTCCAACAAGGTCGTGGCGGTTTGTCTGTAGGTGCTACAGGTGCTAGACCAAGTGGTGCTGCTGGCTTGGGTGCTACTACTCCCGAGATGGAAGCCTATTACAACGCATTGGCACAGCAAGATGCACAGTTGGCTACTCAAGCTCAACAGGCTGGTCAAGAACAATTGAAGTTTGGTGCTGGTTTATTTGGTGTTGGCTCTAACTTGTTAGATCAGTATCAGCAAGGTCAAGTTGGTGCTTTGCGCCCATTTGAGGCTTACTTTGGTCAAGAGAAAGCTATTGAAGGTGTTGGACAGCAACCACTAGACATTGGAATAAATATTGGCGCTAAAGGAATGAGTCCTAGTGCTGCCAATGCTTTGTTTACTGGTGGCACTAATGCGGCTGGAACAATGGCTGGTGCTAATGCTTACAACCCATTAGCGACTGCATTGATTTCAGGCTCACAGAATCCTCAATTGAGGAATGCGTTTGCCGCTAATGATTTTGGTGTTGGCCCTGATTCTTACTTTGGAAAGAGTAGCGGATTTGGATTTGATATTTCCAAGTTGTTTAGTTAAGGGGAAAAAGTTATGGCAACACCATCAGAAATTTTAGGTTTGTTCACAAGCCCACAACAGTACCAACAACAGCAACAAGACCTTGCTCGTTCAAGAGCAATGGAGTACGCAAAGCTAGACCCTTTCCAACAAGCAAATACTGCTATTGGTCAAGGTGCTTATGGTTTGGCTGGTGCTATTGGTGGCGCTTTGGGCGGTCAAGACCCACAGTTGCAGAAGATTACTCAGCGTCAACAGTTGCTTAGTCAGTTAGATCGAGGCAACCCTGAGTCATATAAACAACTGGCTAAATTAGCTGCTCAAAATAACGACCCTGAGTTTGCAATGGCTCTTTCTCAAGAATTGAGAAATTTTGAAAAAGAAACAGCACAAACTGCTGAATATAAAGGTGTTCAAGCCGAAAGAGATCGTAAAGCACTTGAATCCAAAACAATTTTTGATGCAAGAGTAAAAGCATTACAAGATAATGGTGTTGCAAACGAAAATGAAGCTAAAGCTATTGCATCTAATGATGCTGCGTTTGCAGAAGCAATGGGACTGACAAAACTTTCTCCAGAGAAAAAAGCCGAAAAAGCAATGTATACAAAAGCCGCAGAGCTTTATCCAAATGACCCTATTGCACAATTTCAATATGTTGAACAAATAAAAGCTGGAACAAAACCAGCAACTGATGCTGAAGTTAAAGATGTTGCTGAAGCAAAACAAGCAAATATCATTCTTGAATCACGGCTTGATAAAAATGATGAATATTTGAAATTGGTAAGTGGTAAAAATCCTAAAGTAACATTTGGGCCATTTAGCAATGTTAAAGCGGCTGTTGAAGCTACTGGATTTCTTGGTGAGCCATCAGAAAATACCAAGTTGCAAGATGACATCCGTTCATATATGACAGAAGGAGTTAATGCTGTACTCAATGCGGCAAAAGGTGTTCAGGCCAAAGATGATGCACTTAGGGCTCAAAAACAAATTGAAGGATACTTAAAGTTAAACACAAATGCTGGTGCTGAACAAGCATTGAAGCGTCTTAAACAAGCTCAAGAAGATGTTTTGAAGTCAAATAAAGTTTTTATTGAGTCTCGTGTAAGACCTTTACCCAAACAACCAGCAGCAACTACAAATCCAGTATCTAGAAGAGATGATTTGTTGAAGAAAGCAAGTCCAGAGCAATTGAAACTTCTTGGAAGGTAATTTACATCATGGCACTGTCAGAACAAGAGTTTGAAGAACTTAAATCTTTACTTGGTGTAGATACCCAACAGCCCAAACAACCAGTTTCTACTCAAAGAAGTGCTGGTGGTGGTCGAGGTTCTTATCTAACAGGAGTCACAAATCCGCTTCAATTTATTGCAGCACAAAGAGCCGCAGAGCAACAACAACAATTAGAAAAACAAAAGGCTCAGTTAGAGCAAGAAGGTTATGCTGGATATACAGGTCGTAGGGCATTAGAGACTCTTACTGGTCAAGGTGAAGGCAATATTGCATCTAATCTTATTACTGGTGGCATTACTCGTTTGGGTGCTTTGTTGGGTTCTGAGCAATCTCAAAGAGAACTTGATATAGCCCAATCAAGGGCTGATCGTGAAAAAGATTTGGCAAATCAAATTGCACTTATGGAAGGAAGATCAACAGACTTTATTCCAAAAGTTGCTGAATCTGTTTACAACGTTGCTCAATATGCAGCACAAGAACCAAAGTTATTTAGTTCACAAATGCTTTCTGGTCTGGCAGACCCTACAGCACTAGCTTTAGGTGGTGTTGTTGCGCCAGTAAGAGGAGCTAGTTTGCTATCAAATGTTGGTAGAGCTACTGCTGGAGGCGCTTTGGCTGGTGGAGCAACTTCTGGTGCAAGAACATTTGGTCAAGGTAGCTTAGATGTAGAACAAGCCGCTGAAGAAGCCGCAGCAAGTGGTCTTATTAGTGGAGCAGTTCCTGTTGCTGGAGCAGTTGTTTCGGCTCCATTTAAAGCAGTTGCAGCACCTTTTAAGATTGCTGGCGATATTTTGATGCCATCTAAAGAACCAGTTCCAAAGACTCTATCTGACTTGGTTTCTAGAGATACAGACATTGCACAAAAATTTCAAGATGCGGCTGAACTGAAGTCATTTCTTGGAAAAGATTACAACCCAAATCTTAGTGAAATCACAAAAGAATTAAGTATTGCTCAGTTGGCGAAAGAAGCTGGCGCAAACAATATTGATGCAATTAACACTGTAAGAACAAATCGTATAGCCTCTGAAAATGCTCTTCAAGGAAAAATTAACGAATTGTTCCCAACATCAAATAGCGTCTTGCAATCATTTGGTGCTGAAAATGTTCAAAAACTTAAAACATTGCAGGGTTTGAGTGCATACGCTGATGATGCAATCAAAAATATGTCTGAAAAGTTCTTGTCTAGTTCTGGCAAGTTTCAAGATGTTCTTGGTGAAAACATAAGAAAAGCAATTGAGACACAAAAAAATGTCAAGAAGGGCTACTATCAGACTGCTTTTGAGTATTTGAACAAGGAAGCAGACATAAACAACATTGGACTTAGCCAAGATGGTGTTCAAAAGGTTTATAGCGCAACACAAGCCATTGACGACAATTTGTTTCAAACACTTCCACCTGTTTTGCAAAAGGCAATTGAAGGCTTCAGAACCAATGTAGACGAACAGTCTGCATCACCTTTCTCATTGATTGACCAGTATTCAAGAGAATTGAATAAAGAGGTTGGTATACGTTATCGTGCTGCAACTGCTGGAGATGCTAATGCTCGTATTGGCCTGAGACAACTTGAGTCTGCCAAAGATGTTTTAGATAAACAAATCAAAGGCATTGGCGGTGATTTTGGTGACCGCTACATCCAATTGAAACAAGAGTACGGAAAAGAGTTCATGAATCCTTTCTATGAAGGGATTGGTGGTCAACTTTCTAGAAAAAATCGTTTTGGCGATGTCATCAAAAATGAAGATGTGTTTAAAAAGTTTGATAGCCCAGAGGTTGTCAATCAGTACATAAACATCAATGGAAGAACACCAGAGTCTATCAATGCACTGACAGATGCAATGACTCATATTTTCTTGAAAAAAGAAAGTTCTGTTAAGCCAGATGGAACGATTAATCCTACTGCTGTCAAAAACTTCATCCGTGGTAATCAAGACGTTTTTAGAATTGTTCCTGAGATCAAAAGTAAGTTTGAAAAGCTATCAATCAATCTTGAGGCATATGGAAAGACACGAGCCAATGCAGAACAAGCAGTTGCTGACTTAGCAGATGCTTCTACTAACACATTGATTCGTAAAACACGTTTAGAAGATGTGTTCAACACAAACGAGACAGGAGCTTTTGCCAAGCCTGAAATGCTTAACAAGTTGCTTTCTGTTGCCAAAAAAGACACGACTGGTGTTGAAATAAAAGGCGTACAAAGAGCAATGTTAGATGTTGCATTTAAGCAAGATGATTCTTTGGGATTTATTGAGAAGAATAAATCTTCTTTTGAAAAGGCTTTTGGAAAAACAGAGATAGCAAATGCTGAAAAGTTAATCAAAGCATCTGATCTTTTGGGTGACAAGATTGATCTTGAGTTGTCTAAAAAAGCAAGGGGTTTTGGTGGAGTTGCTACTGATGTTGGGATAACAGCGGCTACAAGTTTTGTCTCTCCAATATTCTCAGCAACCTATGCAACATTGTCTCTTGCTGCAAGATTCCTAAAAAACAGGAAAGAGCGTATTGACAATGCTTCATTTATGAATGCGTTTACAAATCCAGACACAGTTAAGGATTTGCTAACAAATGTAAATAAAACTCGTGCTGCATTGGCATCTGGAAAACAAGAATCAATTGATAAGGCGACTGGTTCTTTAAAGCAAGTAATGATTGCAAATGGAATTTTGGAAGCTCAAGAAATCCAAGACCAACAACTTCCTGAACAAGCCATTCAACCAACTGAGGCTCCACAAACAGTTGAACCAACTCAACCAACTCAACCAACAGAAGGCTTATCTGATGAAGAATTTAAAGAGTTGCAAAATTTAATAAGCAAAGAACCTCAAAAAGAACGTGTTTCATCAATCATTGAAGATGAGGCAAACAAGTTAGGCGTTTCTGAACATATACCGCTTTTGATAAAACTTGCAAAACAAGAATCTGGGTTTAAGCAAAGTGCTTTGTCAAACAAGGGTGCTATTGGTGTGATGCAACTTATGCCAGCAACTGCCAAAGAATTGAATGTTGACCCCAATAACTTGGAACAGAATGTTCGTGGTGGTGTTAGATATTGGGCAAAACAACTGAAGTTCTTCAATGGAGACACAAAACTTGCAACTGCTGCTTATAACGCAGGAGCAGGAAATGTAATTAAGGCAGGAAATAAAGTTCCAAACTTTGCTGAAACGCAAAAGTATGTTGCGGCAATTGTTGGATAGGAGTAAAAAATTGACCCAATCAGTATCTGTCTACTTGCGGCTGGCTTGGTCAAAAACATCCAAGCTGGCTGTGAGCTTTACAAACAAGCTAAAGAGTCTTTTGTGGAGATTAAAGCCACTGCGGATGAAGTTATCGCTATTGGTAGAGAGGTTAAAGGTTTCTGGTCGAAACTTAGCGGTTTCTTTGGCTCTAGTCCCAAGCCTAAAGCTGCTAAACCTGTTGCAAAGGCTAAAAAGTCTGCTTATGTTGCTGTTGACGAAACTCAAGTCAAAGTGGACATCGTTAAGAACCTCACTGAGTTCTTCAAACTTCAAGAACAACTGGCTGCACACATTCGAGAAGAAGAAGAAAAGTCTAAAACAGTCTACGACCCAGATCAAAACCACATGGAGGCGGCACTCAAAAGAGTGATGGCCCAACAAGAAATGGACAGGCTTGTTGTCCAGATCAGGGAAACAATGGTCTACCAG